CCATTGAGGACAAGAAAAATTATCTGGAATGGGCGCGGCAGGGGCTTATCGCAGTCAGCCCCGGCAACGAAAACGACTTTAGCTTGATAACCGCCTGGTTCGTAAGCCTCTACAAGCAATACGGCATCAGGTTTTACAAAATCGGCTGGGATAACTGGAACGCCAAGTATTGGCTTAAAGAGATGGATGAACTCGGGTTCGACGTGAAAGACGGCAAGGTAGCCATGGACAAGCACGTCTTATCTGACCCCATGAAGCTGGTTGAGGCTGACTTAAGGAGCAAGCTGATTAACTACAACAACAACCCAATCGACCGCTGGTGCCTTGGAAATACGGCCATGAAGATAGACAACCTGGGGCTGATTATGCCGGTCAAGGTAAATGACCTGCAGAACAGGCGTATAGACGGGGCGGTAACACTTATTATTCTCTACGCGATGTACATGCGTTACCGGACGGAATACCTGCAGATGGTGAGGTGATGAGATGGCCCTTTTTGATACGGTAAAAGCGCTTTTCTCAAAGAGTGCCCGGGAAAAACTGCGTTACGCGAAGCTGCTCGATGGCTTCAGCCCGATATTTAGCCAGTTCGGTACTAGTATCTACGCCTCCGACGTGGTCCAGATGTGCATTGACGTGATCGCCACTGAGTGCAGCAAGCTTCAGCCTAAGCATATCAGGACCGATGCGGACGGAATGCAGGTAAACGTCAAGAGCAGCCTTAACCGGCTGTTTAAATTTGCACCGAATGAACTCATGACCACAAGGGACTTTATTGAGAAGGTCATCTGGCTGCTGTTTATGAACTACAACGCTTTTATCTATCCGAGCTATGAACTAAAATACGACGCCAGCGGGTACCCGTTCAGGGATTACAAGGCTTTCTACCCGCTGAACCCAACCCAGGTCACTTTCTTGCAGGACGAAACCGGCCGGCTTTTTGTAGAAATGAGGTTCGCCAGCAGTGACACCTTTACCCTGGCTTACTCCGATATCATTCATTTGCGGAAAAAGTTTTCCATGAACGACATCATGGGTGGCGGGATAAACGGCCAGCCGGATAACGCCGCACTGCTGAAGGTGCTTACAATCAATGACACAGTCCTTCAGGGTCTTGAAAAAGCCATTAAAGCAACACTCTCGGTTCGCGGGATACTAAAAATTAACACCATGCTCGATGACGAAAAACAGCAAAAAGAGCGGGAGCGCCTCGAAGCCGCAATCAACGCAGGAACGACCGGTATAGTCGCGTTGGATTTAAAAGGTGACTATGTTGACCTGAAGCCGGACCCGAAGATCATCGACAAGGATACCCTGGAATTTTTACAGAGTAAGGTACTTAATTGGTATGGCGTATCTGTTCCCATTTTGAGCGGCGACTTTACAGATGAGCAGTACCAGGCGTGCTATGAGAAGACCCTGGAGCCATTAATTATCAGCCTGGGCCAGGCATTCTCTAAAACGATATTCTCCCAGCGCGAACTTGATGTCGGAAATGAAATAGCGTTCTACCCACAAAAGCTGCTTTTCACGAACACCAAAAACAAGATCGCGGTAGCCGACATCTTGGGTAACCGAGGAGCGCTCACAAATAACGATCTGTTGGAACTCTTCGGGTACCCGCCCTATGAGGGTGGCCACGTCCGCAACATGAGCCTGAATTACATCGACGTGGCAATCTCAAACGAGTACCAGATGAAGCGGGCCGGAATGAAAGAAACGACTCAAGGAGGTAGCGAATAATGTCTAAGAACAAACCCGAACAAAGAGAGGACAGGCTCAAGAGATATTTCGAAATCCAGGAAATCAGAGCCGTAGAACCCACCGACGACGAACCGGGAGCCATTATCGAGGGTTTGGCTATACCCTACGGAGTCATGACCAACATCGGGGGGTGGTTTGAGGAAATCATTATGCGTGGTGCGCTTGACGGGGCGGATTTAAAGGATGTCCCGCTTTTCGTTCACCACCAGGGCCGGACAATACCCCTGGCTAGAAGCCGAAACAACAATACTAACTCCACAATGCAACTTACTGTCGAAGACAGGGGCCTAAGCTTCCGGGCCAAGCTTGACATTGAAAACAATGCCGAAGCACGGGCACTGTATTCAGCTGTAAAAAGGCAGGATATTACTGGTATGTCCTTCTCCTTCAGTGTGAAGGAAGAAAAATGGCTTAACCTGGATACCAACCTGCCTACTAGGGAGATCCATAAATTCAAGAAGATCTTCGAAATATCAGCATTATGGTCTCCTCAATACGAGGAGACAAACATAATGGCTCGTGACGAAGCACTGGATAGTGCGGATAAGCTTGCATTGGAGAATGCAAGGTCAAGGGAACTGGAGAGTTCCAACGAGCGGGAAGCCCTGAAAATCAAAGCTCAAATCCTTATGAAAGGTTAAGGTGATCATTGTGAAGAAGAAACTTCAGGACATGCTGGCCAAGAAAGAGGCCAGAAAACAGGAACTCGGCACCAAGGCCAACGCTACCGAGGACATCAAAGAACTGCGGAACATCAACGCTGAACTGGAAGCCCTGAACGCCGAGATCGCAGAACTCAGGAGCATGATTGATGCCACTCCGGACGTGCCTCCGGCTGCTCCTGCGGCCCCTCAACCGCCCGAGCCGAGAGGTGCTGTTCCCGTGGGTGCGGCTCAGATCCTGGCTACCTACGGCCTCGTACCCGGCCAGGCACCGCCGGCACAGAGGACCGAACCTGAAGATCTCTATGGCACTTTGGAATACCGGATGGCGTTCATGGAGTTCGCTAAGACCGGTAAGATCACTCCCGAGCTTCGCGCCAACGCCATGACCACCGCTAGCGACGTCTCGGCGGTTATCCCCTCCACCATCCTGAACGAAGTCATCAGGAAGGTAACTGAATACGGCCAGATTTTCAGCCGTGTACGGAAACTAAGTATTAAAGGCGGCGTGACTGTCCCGATCCTGTCCCTGAAACCTGTGGCAACCTGGATTGGTGAGTCCCCCACCTCTGACAAGCAGAAGGTCCAGGCTAACACCAACATTTCCTTCAGTTACTACGGTCTGGAATGCAAGGTTTCCACCTCCCTGCTTGCCGACACGGTAACCCTGACCGGCTTTGAGAACACCATTACCGACCTGATTGTCGAAGCCATGGTGATTGCTTTGGATACCGCGATCATCAAAGGCAACGGTACCGGCAAAGCCCTTGGGATCACCGAAGACACCAGGGTCCCGGCTGCACAGAAAGTAACGCTATCGGCCGCTGATTTTGCGGACTGGAGCGCATGGAAGAAGAAAGTGTTTGCAAAAATGCCCCTGGCATACAAGGCTGGCGCGTCCTTCTTCATGGCGAGCGGCACCTTTGAGGGATATATCGACGGTATGGTCGATGCCAACGGTCAGCCCATCGGTCGCGTGAACTACGGTATCACCAACGGTCCGCAGGAACGCTTCGGCGGCAAGGAAGTTATCCTGGTCGAAGATGACATCGTCGCCAACTACGACGACGCCGCTGTCGGTGACGTTGTGGCGGTGTACTGCAACATGAAAAACTACGGCTTCAACTCCAACATGCAGATGATGATGTTCCGCTACTTCGACCACGACACCAACGAGTGGGTTGATAAGGCTATCCTGATCGCTGACGGGAAGCTCATTGATCCCAACGGCGTTGTCATCGTCAAGAAAGGCGCTTAAGGAGCTGGTCTAAGTGACTGACGCCGAGCTCTTAATAGAGTGCAAAAAGGGTCTAGGTATCCAGGTTGGCAGCACTGCCTTTGACGGTGTGCTAACTCAAAAGCTGCTGGCGGTCAAGTCATATATGAAGGGCGCCGGCGTAACCGATGAAGCGATGGCCGATAACCTGGCCGTCGGCGTCATCGTTATGGGGGTAGCTGACCTGTGGAAAGTGGAGGGCGGGGAGATCAAGTTCTCTCCCGCCTTCTACACTTTGCTTAGTCAGCTTGCCATCGGGGGTAATGTTTTAACTCTATCCAGTAACCCAGCAGATGGTGCTATCAATATTGCCGTCAATGTCCAATCTGTATTGACATTCAACAAGAGGATTACCGGTTACGATGTAAGTCTTGTCAATTATAGTACGAAAATTAGCATTCCCATAACGGCATCACTGGATATTACGGGCAAAGTGCTTACGATTAAACCGACCAGCAACTTGGATGCTGCAACAAAGTATGCTGTCGTTATTGATAGCGCGACTGCATTTTCTGGGCAGACGTTGGGTTACACGGTGATAAGTTTCACCACGGCTTAAATTAAGGGAGGTATCGACATGTATCCGTACAACCATAAAATGGGTCAAATAATTCAAACCAATGTGTCGGGGGTATCGTGCGACCGTGGGTTTATTGCTCACTACCAGGTCAGCGCGGCCGCAGCTGTAGCCGCCAGCGATAACGCTGTGCACGCAGCCATCACTCTGGCCGTCGGCCAGACTACCACAGTCACAACTGAGATCACCAATCCCGCCACCCCCAGGGCCCTCCGCATCAAGGGCAACCAGGCTGGGATTACCGGGAACGTGGTCATAACCGGGACCAACTATGCCGACGAGGTAATCACAGAAACGATAGCGGCAAACGGGGTTAACGCTGTTGAAGGCAATAAAGCTTTCAAGACAGTGACCCAGATCGTTGTACCGGCTCAGACCACTGCAGGAGACACCATCTCTATCGGTTTCAACGACAAGCTAGGCCTGCCCTATAAGCTTGCTCACAACACTGTCCTGGCGGCATATCTGGACAACGCCAAAGAAGGTACAGCTCCTGCGGTGGCGGTGAGCGCTACGGCCCTGGAGAGCAATACCGTGGACCTGAACAGCGCCTTGAACGGAAAAGTAGTAGATGTTTACCTGATCGTGTAGGTGATGTAGGTGAGACACCAAGAGGTAATCTATCTCATTTCCGTGACCCTCACCGAAGACTCCATCGGCAACCAAGTGGAAACGCCAACCGAGCGCATGATTTTTGCCAGCGAATTGTCGGTTGGCTCCAGCGAGTTCTACAATGCGGCGCTCACAGGCCTGCGTCCGTCCAAGCGCTTTGAGGTCTACACCCGTGAGTACCAGGGCGAAGCCAAACTCAAGCACAATGGTATCACCTACGCTATCATCCGCACCGAAGGCCGGGGAGAAAAGACCCGGCTTTCCTGCGAGAG